ATCAAAACAGCTAGAACATTGGGCCCGTTAGATAGATATACAGATGAAGGTTATGTAAGCAATTTTGGAGTTACAAGCGGTACAGTTAAATTTATAGTTCCTATTTCTGGCCCCGATACTTTATACTACGTAAGTGAACGTGATTCTAACTTAGGTTCTATTTTTAAGTTTTTAGATATTACAGAAAACACCTACATTGATCTTGAAAAAGATTTGATAGGTAAAAAAACTTACACACTATCAAACGGCACTTCACTAAGCAACGGTATGAAAGTATCATTTGGCGGCAATGTAACGCCAGCAACTTACGCTACCGGTGAGTATTATGTTGAAGGCGTTGGCACGGCAATTAGTTTAATTCCAACTACTATATTTGAAGTTATTAGTACATACACAGAAGATCGAGCTGTGGCATTTGATTCAACATTATTTGACCAATATCCATTTGCGGCCGCAAGTTCCTATGCTGGCAAATTAGATTATGTCACTATCAACAAAGCAAGCAAAGATAGAAATCCGTGGTCACGATACAATCGATGGTTCCACAAAGATACAATCAACGACAGCGCGGCATTTAATAATAAACTTGCGGATTTCGACCAAACTAGCCGTGCAACAAGACCTATTATTGAATTTAACCCAGATTTAAAACTTTTTAACTTTGGCGTACTGTCGACCAACGATGTTGATCTAGTAGACTCTTACACTACAGATGTNTTCAGTACGATTGAAGGTACTGCCGGATACAATATCGATGGNGTTGACTTGGCAGAAGGNATGCGTATTGTGTTTCTTGCTGATGCGGATATACTAGTAAAAAATAATGTTTATAAAGTTACNTTTGTTAATATTGAAAATTCAGGAATAGGCGTGCCGCAGATACGGTTATTGCTTGACGAAAAACCTGTTAAAAATTCAAATATTTTAATAAGGCAAGGCCAAACATATCAAGGCAAAGCATTTTGGTACAATGAAACCACGTGGGCATTGGGGCAACAAAAAACAACAGTGAATCAATCACCGTTGTTTGACATGTTTGACNAAAATAAACAAAGTTTTTCTTCGTACTCGGGTTCACGATTTGTTGGTAACAAAATATTTTCCTACAAATTAGGAACAACTACAGCTGACAGTGTTCTTGGATTCAGTCTAAGTTATCAAAACATTAACAATGTAGGCGATATTCTATTTTCGTTTGACTTAGTATCGGACACTTTCGATTATAAAGAAAACGAAGTATTAGTTACTAAGTCTGTTAACACTGGATTTTTATCTAAGATAGAATTTAATAATGATACCACGTATGTCAATGGTTGGCAAACCAGCAAGGTAACACGGTATCAGCCCGGCATTAGGATTTACAAGGATTCTAACCTAACAAATAATTTTCCATTAGACATCTATGATAATAAAACAAATTTAATTGATTTAGAAATTAGAATATTTGTCAACGGAACTCGAGTCGATTCCGTTAAATGGACTCTGGTCGATGCGGTTAATTACAAACAAATTAAATTTGCTACAGATTTATTAGCTACTGACGTTTTAACAATTAAAGCATTTTCAGCTCAGCCAATTAATGCTAACGGGTTTTATGAGATTCCTATTAATCTACAAAACAATCCTTTAAACATTGATATGAAATATTTCACATTGGGTGAAGTAGCTGACCACTTAAATTCAATTGTTGACAATATACAAGAAAATTTTGTAGGAGTAGTGTCAGGATCAAATAATCTTAGAAATTTAGGCAATGTTACTGCTTACGGTACAAAATTTATACAACACAGTGGCCCTGCAAGTTTAGCCCTGTACCATATCACAAGCGAACAAAACAATATTGTACGTGCCTTAGAAAAATCAAGGGATGACTACGGCAAATTCAAACACAGTTTTTTACTTGCGGCACAACAATTGGGAACTGATACAAATGTAGTTGCTCAAGTGGATTTAATACTTAAAAAATTATCTGCAAATAAAACAAAAAAATCGTCTTACTATTTCAGTGACATGGTACCGTTTACAGGTAAAAAAATTACAGAGTATACAGTTGTAGATAATCGAATTAGAACATACCCATTAACGACTGTTTATAGCAATACAGAACTAAGCAACAAAGCAGTTTCTATATATCTTAATGGTGTTCAGCCCCCAGTTGGTGTACAATTATTATATGGCATCGATTATATTTTTACAACTGATGGTTATGTATCTATTAACAACACTGTTGGATTAGTAGACGGAGATAAACTTACAGTATTTGAATATGACAGTACCGATGGATGTTTCATTCCACCAACCCCAACCAAGTTAGGATTGTGGCCAAAGTTCNAGCCAAAAATCTATGTTGATTATAGTTTATTAACTCCCCGCACTATGATTCAAGGTCACGACGGAAGTCAAACATTATCATACGGTGATTATCGCGATAATATTATTTTAGAATTAGAAAAACGAATTTATAATAATTTACAAATTCAGTACGACTCGGACATATTTGATATCTACGATATAATTCCAGGATACTATAGAAATTCTGATTATTCTCTAGATGAAATCAATCGAGTACTAGCTCTGGGATTTTATAAATGGGCAAACTTAGTTGGCCGCGACTTTTCTAAACAAGTAGGGTTTGATAAAAACAGCACGTTTACTTATAATTACAGAGGACATTCTGCACCAGACGGTAGAGAACTACCTGGATACTGGCGCGGCATTTTTAGATGGGTGTATGATACAGACAAACCAAATATATGTCCTTGGGAAATGCTGGGAATAAGCGAAGAACCTAGTTGGTGGCAAGAAGTATATGGCCCAGCACCTTACACCAGCAATAATACTATCATGTGGAAAGATCTGGAAGAAGGTGCAGTCAAAGCACCTGGTATGCCAGCNGAATATCGAAAACAATTTGCAAGGCCCGATCTATTAAATCATCTACCAGTTGATGAATCCGGCAATCTAGTCAGCCCAGTTAGTGCAAGATTAGCCACAGGTGTGTTCAATACAGATAATCAAGGTAGTCATATATTTGGAGATGTTGCGCCCGTTGAGTCAGCATGGCGTCGCAGTAGTTATTATCCGTTTAGTATTTTAATTGCATCAATGATTTTAAAACCAGCGCATACCCTTGCTACCTGTTTAGACAAGTCACGNACTGTTAGAAATTTATGCGGACAGTTAGTTTACAAAGACACCGGNTTACATGTTAAACCCCGTGATATTTTATTACCAAGCATTTATTCTAGTAGTNCTAGAGTGTACACATCGGGTATNATAAACTACTTGATTGAATATCTAGTAAACAATAATGTTAGTTATTACGATGAATATCAATATAATTTAGATAATCTGGATATCAAATTATCTTACAGAGTTAGCGGATTTACAAGTAAAAACAATTTTAATTTAATCTTAGATAGCAAAAATCCAGCATCCACTGGAAATGTGTTTGTCCCTCCAGAAAATTACAAAATATTTTACAATAGTTCTAGCCCAATTGCCAAGTTATCCTACAGCGGAATTATCATTACTAAATTATCTGAAGGATATGAAATCAAAGGGTACAGTCTTTCAGAAGCATTTTTTAAATATTTTGCTCCTCGACAAGAACTTGGTCCACGTATCAATGTTGGCGGCATAAGTGCTTCATTTGTAAATTGGACTGCTGGCAAGACCTACTCTGTGGGCCAAACTGTATTTTACAACGGAAAATATTATAGAACGTTATATGCTGTAACACCTGATGTATTTGATTCAACCGCATTTGCGGCGCTACCCGAGCTTCCAGTCACCGGAGGTGTAACATCAGTATTTAGAAATACGTGGGATTCTTCTGGTATCAACGTATTACCTTACGGCACTGTATTAACAAGTGTACAGCAGGTCGTTGATTTTATTTTAGGATACGGCGAATATTTAAAAGCTCAAGGATTTATATTTGAAGATTTTAATAATAATCTTGAAAATGTTTCAAACTGGAGCACCACTGCTAAAGAATTTATGTTCTGGACTACACAAAAATGGAGTACCGGGCAAGATACATGGCAACAATGGATTCCTAATCAAGCAGTTGGTTACGGAATTATTGTAAAATATCAAGATATTTACTACCGAGCTTTACAAAATATTCCAGCCCAGCCCATGTTCCAGGAAACAAATTACGTCAAATTAGATGGATTAAACACAGTGGGTAGCGCAGTGATAAGTCTAAGTCCTGCGGCCAACAGTTTATCATTTAGTTCAGTGTTGTCCGTTGCTGAGGATATTAATAATCCTTTTAACGAATACGAAATCTATAAGGTAGACGGCAGTAGCTTGACACCGGCAGATTTAAATTCAAACAGACAAGGAAATATTGTTACATTTAGTCCAGACGATAACGGAACAATTTACAATGCTAGTTTTTATCTAGTACAGAAAGAACAAGTCTTAATTTTAGACAATACGACAGTGTTTAATGACGTTATATACAATCCAGAAAGCGGATATAGACAAGAACGTATTAAAGTTGCTGGCTTTATTAGTAGTGAATGGTTTGGCGGCTTTGAAGTGCCAGGATTTGTTTTTGATAGAGCCGATATCAAGCAATGGAGTTCTTGGGCGGATTATGCACTGGGCGACATTGTGTCTTATCAGGGATACTATTATAGTGCCGTTCGTTTCTTGCCGGGCACCAATGAGTTCGAATCCAATAACTGGATGCAAATTAAAAAACCACAACCGTCGTTGTTGCCAAACTGGAGCTATAAAGCCGGACAGTTTGAAGATTTTTATAATCTAGATCAAGCTAATTTTGATACAGGCCAACAGAAGATTGCACAACATTTGGTTGGATATCAAAAACGTCAATATTTAAGTAATATTATTCAAGATAACATTAGTGAATTTCAATTTTATCAAGGTATGATAAAAGAAAAAGGAACACAGAATAGTCTTAATAAATTGTTTGATGTACTAAGTGCTGAAAATAAAGAAAGTTTAACATTTTATGAAGAATGGGGCATTCGTGTTGGTCAGTACGGCGCAAGCCAGGCATATGAAGCAGTTGAATTTTTGATTGAACAACCGGATCTTACTAAAAATCCGCAAGGGTTTTATCTAACAATACAGCCTGAAGCTTCATCAAATTACAATGTTAATATTTCAGCCAACGATGTTTATGTTAAGCCTCGTGGGTACAATGCTGAACCGTGGCCAGTTAATAATGCACAAAAGTTGTTTTTAAGAACTCCGGGCTATGTTCAGCCAACCGATCAAGTATTTCAAATAAACACACTTGACACATTGCTTACTACCGATGTAACACCGTTTAACACTGGTATGTATATTTGGGTAACGTTTGAAAAAACAAGTTGGAATATTTATAGATTTTCTTCGTCGGATATCAGCCCTTCAGATGCAACTTATAATAGTTCAAATAAAACAATAACAATTTTTTCAAACAATCAACTTGATTCTAGCTTGTTAGGCCAATATGTTGCATTAAAACAAATTGCGTTTGCTGGATTTTATAAAGTTGTTGATGTTAACTTGCAAGATTTCACTATCGAAGCACCGCTATACAAGCCGGGGCCAGAGTGGCCAACTGCCGAAACAATTTCGGCTAATCTAGAAATATTTAGATTATACTCAGTAAGAGCACCGTCGATTGATAACGCCAACGATATTATTAAGGCATTTACTTCTCCAGGTGACAAGATTTGGATCGACAAAGACTCTACAAATAAATGGGCAGAATTAGAACTAACTTCTGTCTATAGCAACACTGAAATTAGAAAACCATATCCTACTTCAGATATGGCCCATGGTCGAATTGTTGTTACAAATTTAGAAGGCACAGTGGCCGCAGTTTCTACGCAAGTGGGTGAAGTTATTGTTTACAGCAAGCAGGGTGCTCGCTGGATCTTTAAACAAATTATTAAGCGTCCGTTCATGGCACAAAATGTTTTTGGTCAAAATCCAAATGCACTTGATACATTTGCTAACAGTATGGCAATGAGTCCCGACGGAGAATTTTTAGCTATCGGTAGTCCTCGAGTAGGACTCCTTGCCACTAAACAACTACCTAACGGCAATGTAGTCTGCGACCAATCGGCATTAAATTCTTCTAATTTACTTCAAGGCGCAGTGAGTTTATATCAAAAAACAACGTATGATGAATATCTACTATTGTTTACAATTGCAAGCGGCGATAACACTGCTAATCAACAATTTGGTTCTAGTTTAGCGTTTGGCAATGGAAAACTATTCATAGGATCAATAGGACCAACGGGTTCTGGATCACAGGCAACTATATACGAATTAAGATATGTTGCAGTTGAGGGAGTGGCAACAGTAGCTTCCAATCTTAACGCAGACGGCGATGATGTCAATGCAATTGCTACAGTAGTCTATGACGGCGGTCTTTCATCAACAACTGCTTCTACAAACGATCTAGTGTTCGATGGCGGCACTGCATTGCCTATCGAAAATACCAGCGATCGTTGGTTGCTAACTAAACCTGGTATCAGCATTGCCAATGGAACTTCTTACGGTTTCGGATCAGACATCAGTGTTACAAACGATAATTCTATCCTTGTAATTGCCGCGCCATTAGCTGGCAATGTTTATATCTATTCCTTAGATTCGAATAAAAATTACAATTTAATACAAACTGTTGCTGGCCCAAGTCAGGTAGTATCTAATCCAACAACCACTGACGGGGTATTTTCGTTTAACGGTAATACATTATCTGGTGGCGCTGGATTTAGAACCACCACTGATAAATTTCTTAGAACAACAATATCGTCAGTGACTACCACAGGTGGAAGCGGCGCAGGTTTAGTAGTTGATGTAATTGTTAATAGCCAGGGCGTACTTCAAACTGTAACAGTGAGAGATCCTGGACAAAACTACAAAATAAATGATGTTATTACTGTTGTCAATCCTTTGGGTACGGGCGGAGTTTTAGCATTAACTTGGGCTACCTCTGTATTCAATTCTGGTGTTCAATATAAAATAGGAGATACTGTTGTATACGGTGGAAATTATTATGTAGCAATACTAAGCACAATTAATAATTCTGTAACTAACGCAACATATTGGTCACCACTAACGTTTGCAAGCAGTACTACTGGCATTGACATTGTTACTACCACAAGTCGGTCAGGTTCTAATTTAAAAGTCAAATTAGCACATACCACAACACCGGGGGCACTGCCGGGATCTATCATTATTCCAGTTACGAATGTTACTAATTTTGAATTAGGCCAACTAATATTTTCCTCTACAGTTCCAACAGCATTTGCTTCAAACACATATATCACTCAAGTAAATTCTGTAACTTATTCAGGAGTTATTCAAAATAATGTTTTAACTGTTAGTAAAATTACCAACGGATTAAATCCAGTAGTTGCAGAAATTATTGGATCTATAACTGACACAACTCTTACAATAGAGCAGTTAGCAGGCGCAAATATTATTCCAGGTATGCAACTAAGCGGCACTGGAATTAGCGGAGATTATGTTATTGTGAGCGGTAGCGGCACTATCTGGACTATCTCAAATGCTGTTACTATTTCAACACGTGAAATCAAAGCCACCTTATATGAAACTATCAAGCCCGGAATGCAACTTGGTAATCCTGCACTTGATACTGCTTCTTCATTCACGGCCATAGTTACAACAAAAGGAACAGCAAACTTAACTGGTGCAACAACTACCTTACTTGGCGGCATTGCTTCGATGTTTAATGCTACAATCACTGGAATAACATTAACATTTGATGCAATCACGGCCGGAGATCCTGTAACTCCAGGAATGGTATTAACTGGCGCAGGCGTCACAGCTGGCACAAAAATATTATATGGATCTGGAAATAGCTGGATAGTCAATACCAGCCAAACAGTTGCTAGCCCAATAACTATTACTGGTACATTGGTATCTGCTAGTATCAGTGGATTTATATTAACGTTCACCGCTTTTTCTGGAGCAACGCTAACTCCTGGCACGGTGTTAACAGGCGGCACTGTAATAGCAGGAACAACAATTGTTGGCGGATCTGGAACATCGTGGACTGTTAGTCTTAGTCAGACTTCCACTTGCACCACTGCTACAGTACCTAACGGAACTATTTCTGGAAATACTCTAACATTCACAGCGTCTACAGGATCACCGGTAGAAATCGGTATGGTGCTATTAGGCGGCACAGTATTAGATGGAACTGTTATCACTGGCGGCTCTGGCACAACTTGGTATGTCAATATCAGTCAGTCAACAACGTGTACACAAGCAACGTCCCAGGCATTTTTATTAAATGCAGAAATTAAAGATACGACTCTTACATTTACTGACAATACAGGAATTGGTTTATTTGCTGGAATGGTACTAAGTGGCAGCGGCGTGGTGTCTGGAACTTACGTGGTGTCTGGCTCGGAAACCGAGTGGGTAGTAAGCGCAATCCAAACAGTAGTGCCAACAACCATAACAGGAACTACAGTAGTACTAACAGCAAATACGCCGTCGTCTGGTTTAATATTACTAGGACAGCGATTGTCAGGAAACGGCGTGACCTCCGGTACCGCTATTATTGCATCTGGTTCAGGAACAGGAAAAGAAGGAACATATTATGTTTCTCCAGCGCAAACAGTAAATTCATTTGCGGCAACTTCTCAATATATCATTACTAATCCGGTGATTATAGATGGTATTACAATTACCGGTGCGGCAATTTCTGGCACTGCATTAACATTTAGCGGGCAATCCGGCGGCAACGTTCGAGTTGGAATGTTAGTAACTGGAAGTAATGTGTTAACTGGAACAAAAATTGTTTCAGGATCAGGCGGATCTTGGCAAGTAAGTGTAACTCAAGCAGTTGTGTCTACTACATTATTGTTAACAGGTACTGGCCGGGGAGGCATTGGTACTTACATAATTGACCAAGAACTAACAGTTGGATTGACACCAACGGTTGCAACCGGCTTGACTATCAATATTCCGCTAGCGGCAACCCTTACCGGCAGTGCTGAAGTCACAAGTTTAAAAATTAGTAATCAAGGTTTTGGGTATGCAATCGGAGATACTGTAACATTTAATAGAGGTGGCGGCCAAATAACCATGTCAATCAGCACTGTCACTGCCAACGGATCTATAGCAGTTGCCACTATTGGTGATGGAAGTGTTACAAAAGATTCTACACAATTTGGCCAAAGTGTTGCAATTTCGAAAAACGGAGATTACGTTGCAATAGGGTCTCCTTTACAATCGGATCTACAGGAAAACGAAGGCCGAGTGTATATTTTAAGTAATAACTCTGCGGTTGGAAATACTTACAGAGAATACCAACAAATTCTAAATCCCCGCCAGCAGTCAGGCGATCTGTTTGGATTCAATATCAAGTTTGCAAACGATTATAAAACTTTGTTAATTTATAGTCCAGGCGCCGACTCGTTTGACTTAACAACATTTGATACAACAGAAACTATATTTGATTCCGGATCGCTGGTGTTTAAAGAAATATCGCAAAATTCTGGAAGAATTGACGTGTACGATCGATATTCTAAAAACTGGATCTCTGGAGAGTCTCTGTATACCGGCGGGTCAAATGCTGACGGTTTTGGCCAAAGTTTTGCGGCATCGGATAATACAATTTTAGTCGGCGCACCCCACGAAACAGAAATTTCAGAAAACATAAGCGGAAACCCTATAATAGAAATTAATTCAGGTAAAGTTTATTCATATGAAAAATTTGCTGGTTCGTTTAGTTGGACACCTGTACATAAACAAACAGATTTAATTGATATTAAAAAGATTAAACAAGCATTTTTATATAATAAAGTATCAAATAAATTAATTAGATATTTAGATATAATTGATCCAAGCCTTGGCAAGATTGCTGGCTCTGCTGAGCAAGAGATAAGCTATAAGACATTTTATGATCCAGCAATTTATACTGTTGGATCAAGCTCAGTTAATGTTGATATTGGTAATTCTTGGCAAAACAAACAAGCAGGCAAACTGTGGTGGGACCTGCGCACCGCTAAATTTATTGATAACCATTCTGAAAATTTAATTTACAGAAACAGCACATTAAACATGCTGGCCAGCGGAGCGAGCATTGACATTTACGAGTGGGTAGAAACACAATTAACTCCTACAGAATGGAAAATTCAAGCAGACACTGACGCAGGGCTAGTTAATAATATCAGCGGAACACCGTTGTATACTGATTCTTACAGTGTTAAACAATATTTTAACGCATTTAATAATGCATTTGAAAATACATATTATTTCTGGGTAAAAAATAAGAAGCTTATTCCTAATGTTGCTGATAGAAACATTTCAGCAAATGCTGTTTCGGAATTAATTTCTAACCCTCGTGGCCAAGGATACCCTTTCATCGCACTAACTGGTAAAAATTCTTTTAGTTTAATAAATTGTCAAAATTTATTAAATGGTGACAATGTTATTCTAGGAATAGAATATTGGATAATTGAGCAGTCGGATCAAAATATCCATGCCCAATGGAAATTAATCGATAATAGCACAAGTACTAAACTGCCAGCAGTGATAGAAGAAAAATGGTTTGACAGTTTGTGCGGCAAAGATCAAGCAGATCGACCTGTACCAGATTTAAATTTACCAGCTAAATTACGATACGGTATTGAAAGCCGCCCGCGCCAGGGAATGTTTGTTAATAATTTTGAAGCGTTAAAACAGTTTGTTGAACGTGTTAATTTAGTTTTAATTAACGAACAAATAGTTGGACAACGAAACATTTCTAAGTTAGAAAGCTATGATGCTGAACCTCAATTGTTTACAGGAGTATTTGACACCATTGTGGATACTGATGCAGAATTACGAATAGTATCAGTATCCACTGCTAAATCAGCAGTTATTTCTCCGGTAATTGTTAACGGTAGTATTGTTGATGTTGTGATACAATCAGGCGGCTCTGGATATAAAAGTTCTCCAACTATAACTATCAAAGGGTCAGGTGTTGGAGCTAAATTAAAAGCAATAATTGATGTTGCTGGAGTAATTACCGGCGCTGAAATTATTTCAAAAGGAAAAGGATATACTAATTCCGCAACCTTACAAATACGACCATTTTCTGTGTTGGTTAGATCGGACTCTGTGGCCAACGGCAACTGGAGCATTTATTCTTATGTTACAAATACTATAACAGGAATACAATCCTGGGTTCGTGTCAAAACTCAATCATATGATGTTCGCAATTACTGGAATAAAATAGATTGGTATGCTACTGGATTTAATCAATTTAGTATTATTGATTTTGCAGTAGATGTGTTTGCTGAATTAGGAACAGTTGATCCAGAAATTGGCCAAACGGTTAAAGTCAGAATTTCCGGTTCGACTGGATGGCAACTATTGTTGTGTTATTCTAAATCTACAAGTGTTGACTGGACACAACGATTCCAAGTTATTGGAATTGAAAACGGAACACTGCAATTAAGTTCTAAACTTTATAGTTTTGTTAATAACAACATTGGCTATGACAGTTCAATTTATGACAATACCGGGTACGATTATACTGCAAGTAAAGAATTGAGAATACTGTTAAATTCTCTTAAAGATGATATTTTAATTGATACATTAAAATCAGAATATCTAAATTTATTTTTTGCTGGTATACGATATGCTCACACAGAACAAACTTATATTGACTGGGCATTTAAGACAAGTTTTGTTAAAGCTCAACACAATGTTGGCAAATTAAAACAAACAATAACTTATAAAAATGATAATTTAGAAAACTTCCAAGACTACATTGCTGAAGTTGTTCCATATAGAACAACTGTGAGAGAATTTGTAAGTAATTATACATCAATAGATAATAGTTCTTCTGTGATTACCGACTTTGATCTTCCAGCAATATTTGGATCTGGTAACAACAGCGTGATTAAAACGTTTGTTAAAGACGGAAAAATTACAGGCGACAGATCAGAAATACAAACATATCCTTGGAAACATTGGTTATCAAATGTTGGATTTCAAATAACTTCTATCACAATAATTGATAACGGATCAGGATACGTTACTGCTCCTATTGTTAGAATTATCAGCAATAGCGGTAGTGGAGCAGTTGCTCAGGCGTTTATTGCCAACGGCAAAGTTAATAGAATATTATTGGTGTCATCGGGCACTGGATATCTTTCAGCCCCTACTATTATTATTGATGGCGGATCATCTGCCAGCGGCAGTACTGCTAAGGCAATTGCTGTTATTGGCAAAAGTAATGTTAGATCGAGTTTTATCAAAATGAAATTTGATAGAACTACTAATACCTATTATACAATTCAGTTAAACGAAACGCATTCATTCTCGGGCACCGGCAACAAAACTAAGTTTTCACTAGTGTGGGCTCCTGATGTAAAAATTGGCCAAAGTACTGTCAAAGTTGATAATGCTCTTGTACTCAGAGACAACTACACATTAACAACAGTTAAATCAACTGCAAAGGGATATACAACNTATAGTGGATTTATAACTTTAAAAACAGCACCAGCATTGGGTTCAACACTTACAGTTGAATATTTAAAAGATATCGATTTATTAAATGCTAGCGATAGGATACAATATTATTATAACCCAACAACTGGACAATTAGGCAAGTCGTTAGATCAGCTAATGACTGGTGTTGATTATGGTGGCGTAATTGTCACCGGTCTTGATTACAGTGTATCTCAAGGTTGGGGTAGTATTGGGTTTATGCAAGATTTATGGGACTCATACGAAAATACATATAGCGATTATGCAGTAACGATTAGCAACGAAACAGTAATAAGTCGTAGTTTTACACTTCCGTATATGCCCGAAGTGTTTACGAATATCAACGTTTATTATTCTAAAATATTTAATACGTCATTTACATCAGATGGCTCACAATTAATATATACACTTCCTTCCGCATATACATTTGTTGATGCTATTCAAATTTATTTAAATAAAATAGTTGCTGGATTAACTGTAAATGTAACGGCTACATCAACTGAACAGATCTCAGTGACTCAACTTTTGACAGGTTTTAATTATCTCAAAACTGCATCAACAACAAATTTAAGTCTTGGTAAAGCCATTAAAATCATATCAGGAAGTTTTGGTGGATTCATTACAAATCTAACATATTATGTTGTAGCTATTATAGATTCAACCACATTCAAAGTTGGCGCAAGTGTTGGCGGATCAGAATTCACTGTTGCAGGCGGAACAGGTAATATGGTTATACAATATGCAACCAGTAGCAATTATCTTACTGCTCCAACAGCATCGTTATTTTCAGGATTGGCCTTTCAATTTAACGGTGCTGTCTTTGGCGGCCTTGCTACCGGAGTTACTTATTACGTAAAAGACATCGTATCTCCAACATTGTTTACAGTGAGTGCAACTATTGGCGGATCAGTATTCCCAGTAAGTTCTGCTCAGGGCACAATGCCGTTGAGTCAAGTAGCGGCCGCACCTGCCGCTACTGTGAACTTAAACAATATAACTGGGTTAAAAGTAGGGGATTTAGCAAATTGCAGTATTCCAGGAGCGATTGCTGACGGAACATCAATAAAACAAATTCTAACTGCTACCAATCAAGTAATATTGACTAATATTTTATACGGAGATATTTTAGCAGGAATACAAATTAATTTTGTTAGATCATTGGCTGCGCCAATTGATTTTAGATATTTGACAAGCGTGTCTCTACAATTATCTGAACCGCCATCTGCCGGCGCGATAATTAATGTTACTACTAGTTTTGATCCAGTTAGGATTGATGATGAAAATTTTGCTAAACAATGGGTTATTACTGGCACAGAAGCTGGCACCAATATCGTAACTACAATAACTCCAATCACATTCAATATTGGAGATACCATTGGATTTACTGGAACATTATTCGGTAATATACAACCTGCTACCACATATTATATTAAAGAAATACCAACGAATAGAACTTTTAAAATATCCGCAACGTTGGCAGGCCCGGAATATATATTAGTATCCGCATCGGGCTCGATGATAGGTCGGAGTACGGGAAATCCAAATGCAGTAATGTCCACTTACATAGCAGATGGAACTGCACCGATTATCACAATACCGAGTACCTATACACTAATAGCTGGAGACGTTATTATATTCCGTAAAAGTTCTAGCGACGGAGCAGTTCCTATCAGCGCAAGTGATTTTGACACTGCTCTTGATGGAGGAACTTTGGAGTATAATTCTGCTACCGGATTGAATCCTGATGATATTATTGTTGACGGAGATGGATTTGTAACAACTAATACTAGTGGAGCCCCAGAAGAAGTAGTTCCTGGACAAGTTGTAGACAGTGTTGCAATTAAAGTATTCGATAGACCAAGCGATGGTTCGGCCACTGTAAAGGTATTAAATTACGTTGCAGACGGAGTTAATAAGAAATTTAGTTTGGAGCAATTTCCAAATAGTCAGGATGCAGTTTATATCAAGTTAAATTCCACAGTGTTAGCTACGGGCATAGATTACTATCTTGATTATCCTAACAAACAAGTGGTTTTGAGAAATGTACCTACTAACGGCAGTATAGTTACTTTACACAGTTTTGGATTCAACGGAACTAATATTTTAGATGCTGATTATTTTGTTGCAGACGGTAAAACTAAAGAATTTATCACCAAAGCACCATACGTCAACACAGATTTCAATTATCTTGTTTACCTTGACGGTGTAGCAATCAATCCAACTTTGTTCAAGACTGATAACACATATGACAGTCCAAATAGAATTGGTTTTAGATTCAGTATTGCCCCGACTAAATTTCAAACTTTAAATTATCTAATAGTGTTGGGCAATCAGCAAACATATGCAGTATTTAAAAACGAAAAATTAGCAACCAACGGCAGTTCAACATACACACTGTCAAACACTATTGGATCAAGTGTTCCGTTAGAAACTAGCGTGTTAGTTCGTGCTAATCAGCAAATTTTACAAGGTCCCAGAACAACATATTTTACAATCTCTACAAATCAATATACCTATACACTAGATATATTGTCAGTACAACCGTATAGTGTTAATACAGCTGATCTCACAGTTTATGCTGATGGAATTTTATTAGAATTGAATACAGATTACATTGTAGATACTTCAGCGGTAAGTATTTCAATTAATAAAAAAGTGTACAGTAAATACAAAGGTAAACGATTGATTATAAATGTCAAATCAGATCAAGATTATTATATTGTTGGTAACACAATTACATTTAGTCAAGCATACGGGTTATCTGATTATGTTGAAGTTGTATCGGCATATAAACACGATATTTTACAAATACAACGTACAAGAACAAAAGCAACTAATAATTTACAGTTTAGTTCAGTCAATGCTGATTACTATAGATATGTTGGAGTCTTGGGCGGCAGAATAGAATTACCATCAACTATTTTAACAGAACCTCAATTATGGGTTACAAAAAATAAATTATTATTAATTAACGGAGTTGATTATCGAGTAAATCCAGATCTGACTAGTATTACATTGGGTACCCCTCCGGCAATCAATGATGAATTTGAAGCAATTATTTTTGCTGGCGAATCAGTTAAGGCTGGTATAAGCTATATGCAATTTAAAGATATGCTAAACAGAACAGTTTATAAGCGTTTAAATCTTTATAAACAAAATGAACTAATACAGGATCTTTACTATTACGATAAAGAAATTTTTGTAAAAGATGCTGGTAATTTTGATAAACCTAATCCTGCAATCAACAAACCTGGTGTTGTTGAAATTAACGGCGAGCGGATCGAATATTTCACAGTTAAAAATAATACTACACTTGGCCAATTAAGACGCGGCACACTAGGTACAGGCGTTCCTACGGTTCACGGAACAGGTTCTAAGGTACAAGACATTGGCCCAAGCGAAACTATTCCATATGTTGATACATTTAAAACAGAACAAATTACAATTGATAATTACACAACAAAATTAATTATTCCGTTGAGTTTTGTTCCGGGTAAAACAACTTCATCTTGGTCTGCTACTCCTGCAAGCCTTAAATTATTTGATAATGCAGTAATACAAAAATTTGTTAGCAAAACCGGCACAGGCCCGTATCTGGTGACCTTTGCTGTTCCACAACAAAGTTATACTCCTGCTCTCAACAAGTTGTTGCTAGTCGCTAACAACAGTAATACAAAGTACAATGGGTACCATACCGTATCGTCGTCAAATATATCCAACAGTATTACAATAGTTCCACAATCGGTGAATCCATTTGTACCAGTTGGCAGTACTATTGATGTTACATTTGCAATTTCTACGCAAACAACAGCACCTGTCACAGGAATATATTATGTTATATCTGGATCGAACCCAATAGAATATAACGGCGCTTGGCTATGTTCTGCTAGCACATCAACAAGTATTACATTATCTATACCTAATAATTATGGAGTATTTAAAGTACTACCGAGTCTAATCAAGTCAACACACACAATTACAGTATCATATGACACTGATCCTGGTGTTTATAGTACAAAACTAATAACTACATTATCAGCATCGACTTATGGAGAAGCAGACGAAATAGAAGTGTTTGTTGGCGGCTATGATACTTCTACTGTATGGGAACCCAGCACCATTTTTGATGTGGATCAAATTTTAACAGTTAACAGCTATACCTATAGAGTTATCACCAAACACAGAAGTGGTGCAACATTTAATAGTGCGGTATCTACGATAGACATTGAAAATAAAGTTATTTCAACAAAGGTACCTGCAACAAGTGTGCGCACATTCTTTGTTGGTAATACTCGTTTGAAGAAAAGTCCGTACTCCGTTTATAACGTGGAAAAAGCACCTGCAAGTCCCGAAGGTGATATCAGTTTTATTGCAGATTTTGCAGTTGATGGTATTAATAGAGAACTAATATTAACTAATAAACTTACTACTGGTACGGTAGTAACAATTATACGAAAATTTGGACAATCGTGGACACTGAATAATGAATCATTGCAAACTAGTCAAACCAAGATTGCTAAATTTATCACAGCAGTTCCAGGAGTATGGGTAACAAGTAATCGTATTGCAAGTACACAAGCTGTTTTAACAGCCGCAACAACAACATTTGATAACGTTACTAAATCGTTTGACAATGATGACACAACATTCGATCAAGGAAATTAAAAAATGGCACAACAGATTCTTAACATTGGATCAACAGTTAACGATGGTACTGGCGATACATTACGTACTGGCGCACAGAAGATAAATGCAAACTTTGCAGAATTATATCTAACAACGCTTCCAGCACAAACAGGGAACAGCGGAAAGTTTTTAACTACGGACGGCACTGGAACTGCGTGGTCAACTATTGCAGATACAATCACAGCGGCCGCTAATCAGCTAACAGGAACAACTTTAGCTCCAAGTGTAGTTACCAGTAGTTTAACCACAGTTGGAGTACTAACAAACTTAACAGTTACAAATACTATAACAGGTAGTATAACTGGTAATGCGGCAACAGTTACTAACGGTATATATACAAGCACAACATATCAAAATCCAGGATTTCTGGGAAGTTTAGCAGGATCAAAAATTACGGGTGATATTGCGGGTAATGCTGGAACAGTTACTAACGGTGTTTATACAAATCAGATTTACAATAATCCAATCTTTATCTCAGCACTGAGTCCAGATAAAGTTTTACCATCGCCGGTGGGACAAAGCGGCAAGTTTTTAACAACTAACGGTGCGTCTGGAGGCTATTCTTGGAGTGCTGTTTCTAATCTACCAGGTGGTGCGGCAAATAAAATTCTTTACCAGTCAGGTATTGGAATTACAGATTTTATCACAGCACCTACTTCCATAAACACATTCTTAAAATGGAATGGAACAGTATTTGAATGGACTGCAACTGGCGCAGGGCAAGGCACTGTTACTCAAGTACAGGGTACTGGAACAGTTAGTGGCATCACATTGACCGGAACAGTTACAAGTAACGGTAATTTAACGTTAGGCGGCGCACTAACATTGGCCAGTGGTGATATCACTGGCGCATTGGGATTTAATCCAGTTCAGCTGGGATCGTTTAGCGTAACAACAGCGGCCGCAAGTGGCGGCGGAAGTTTAGCATTTAATTCTACATCAGGCGTATTTACATTTACGCCACCAGCACCTCCAGTAGGTACCGTAAGTACATTGAGTGTTACGTCAGCAAATGGCTTTTCAGGCACGGTTGCCACAGCCACAAGCACCCCTGCCATTACTATTGGAACAAGTATTACTGGATTGTTAAAAGGTAACGGCACCGCCATATCAGCCGCAGTTGCTGGCACTGACTATTTTCAACCATTTGGAAGTCAAGCGGCCAACACAATATATGCGGCTCCTAATGCGGCTTCGGGCGTACCTTCATTCAGAGCATTGGTATCAACTGATATCCCAGTTCTAAATCAAAATACAACCGGATCTGCCGCACGATTAACTGTAGCAAGAAACATTAACGGCCAACCATTTGACGGTCAAGCGGATATCAGTGTCACAGTTCCAGCTTCAACCGGTATTACTGGACTTGCTGGCAGTATGTCAAGTTTCTTAACCACTGCTACAAGTGCAAGTCTGGCAAATACTATAACTGATGAAACCGGATCAGGAGCATTGGTATTTGGTACTTCTCCTAGTTTAACTAGTCCGGATATTGCAACAAGCATCACTACTACTACTACAGGAACATTTGCTTTAATCAATACTGGTGCTACTACAGTAAACTTTGCTGGTGCGGCCTCATCAATAACAGTTGGAAATGCCACCAGTGCAACATTGACATTAAATCCAGGAACTATTGCTACCGGTCAAACTAGTGGAACATTGGCATTGTTCAACACTAGTCTAACTGGAACATTAAACTTTGCGGCGCTGGCAACAACTGTTGCTGAATTTGGCGCGGCCACAACATACAGTCTAGGAAATACAGCAACAGACGCACAAACTGTAAACATGTTTACAGCAAGCACTGGAGCAAGTACATATAATTTTGCTACAGGTGCTACTGTAAGTGGCACTACTAAAGCAATTAACATTGGCACAGGCGCCGCCGCAACTTCCTTCACAAATATTACAATTGGATCAGGTAATGGCGGCACATTGACATTAAGCAGTCCAACATTAACAGTATCTGGTAATTTAACATCGGCGGGCAGTGTTCGAGTAAACGGCTCTGGGTCATCAATAGGATATTCAACAGGAGCAGGCGGAACTGTTACACAAGGTACAAGCAGAACAACTGGTGTTAGTCTAAACAAGGCAACAGGTCAAATTGTCTTGTTTAATACAACTACAACAGCAGGCCAACTATCAACGTTCACTGTTACAAACAATACAGTAGTTGGCACAGATACAGTGGTAGTAAATCAAAGCGCCGGCTCGGGAATCTATATAACTTCTGTTACAAACGTTACTACAAATTCGTTTAACATAACAGTTTTTACCCCGTCCGCAGTGAGTTCTACTGAAGCGCCAGTACTTAATTTTGCAGTAATTAAAGCGGTAGCGGCTTAATAAAAATAGCATATTATGGTATAAGATAAATATTGAACAAAGAGAGATTACTATGCAAGGTAAAGATTTAACCGGAATTCACATAGAAGGCCATATTAAGATTTTCAACCCAGAATCGGGCGAAATCTTCATCAATAAACGCAACGCAATTCACTATGAAAATATGAGTATTGCGCTAGCCCAAACCCTGGCCAATAGTTCAAAAGGCGGAACTGTGTATCAAATGGCATTTGGCAACGGAGGTACCGCAGTTGATCCAACTGGTATCATCACATACCTGACCCCAAATAGCTCAGGAAGCAACGCTAGTTTATACAATCAAACTTTTGCTAAGGTAGTTGACGGACAAAGTAGTAACAATACTGATCCAACAAGAAACTATCTTGAAACACGCCACGTAACTGGAACAAATTATACAGATTTATTTGTAACTTGTTTACTTGATTACGGCGAGCCCGCGGCACAACTAGCATTTGACAATGCCAACAACACTAATGATAGTTTTGTATTTGACGAGCTAGGACTAGTAAGTTATAACCCAAATGGTACTGGTTTGCTACTAACCCATGTTATTTTTAATCCTGTGCAAAAAAGTTTAAATCGTTTGATTCAGATAGATTATACGGTTCGTATTCAAAGCCTAACCGGTTTGACAGGAGCTTAATAAATGGCATTATATCAAGTTACATTTACTGAAACAAATAATCCGTTAAAACCTCCAATCACAGTTGAAGATTTAACAATTAATACCCAAACGTCCGTGACGTTTATTGGCAAAAACTATTCAGGGTACGGGCCTTTAATTGCAAAAAACTTTTTACACTTGTTAGAAAATTTTTCTGGCCCATCAAAACCGCTCAATGCAATCCAAGGTCAATTATGGTTTGATAACAGTACAGGTGTAAGTCAACTCAAAGTAAACATTGACGGTACTCAATCCGGCTGGACAAGTGCAGGGGGTGTAAAAAAGTCTCCCAGCGCACCAACAGTGGCAACCAGTATTCAAGGCGATTTATGGGTTGACACTGTTAATCAACAATTGAGTTTGTATACAGGCAGTAACTGGTTGTTAGTGGGACCAACATTTAGTCAAGGTTCACAAACCGGGCCCAAATTAGAAACAATTGTAGATACGTTAAATATTTCTCATACTGTGCAAAGCATCTATGTAGAAAATAAACGTGTAATGATTATTAGTCCTACCGCTTTTACTCCGAAGTCTACTCAATCTGGATTTACTCAAATTAATAAAGGTATAAATCTTTATTCCGAGGCATCTGGCGAGCTGTACCGATTACATGGTATTGCTACTCAGTCTGATACAATATCAGATCCAACAAACTCAAAGATTCCATTAACTTCTAGCAGTTTTTTAAGAACGGATGATCCTAGAGGTAGTACAACTAACTATAGTTTAAATGTACGTAATGCAGGCGGTTTAACTGTTGGATCAGACACGGGTGCATTGACGATATTTACAGAGTCTGCAACCAATGCGGCAACAATTTATGCTAAAAGCGGAAACAGCATCGATTTTAAATTAAATGTCAACGGTTCAGCAAGCACAATACTACATTTAGATCCTAACTCTTTTGTAGGTGTTAACAAAACTAACCCAACATCTGCATTGGATGTTAATGGCTCAATTTCTGCAGATCAGCTCAGTTTAATCAGCACCAATGCAAGTAGTCTAACGCTGGCCGGAGGCATTGCTATTAGTGGTCCTGCATCATTAAAAACTTTAGATGTTAATGGAGAATTAACTGTAAATGGTGATATTCATCCTTTACAGAATGGAGTTTATAATATTGGCGCCGAGCCTACAACAGGCGGATCCAGATTTGCCAGTATCTATGCAACTAACTTTTACGGCAATTTTAATGGTACATTTGCTGGCGGATTCCAAGGAAGTGTTAGCGGATCCGCCACCAAATTAGCTAGTCCAACTAAATTTGTATTGCAAGGCGATGTTATTAATTCAAGTAATGACCTTACAGATTTTGACGGACAGAATCAAACAATCACATTTAACACAATATTAACAACCAGTGCTATTGCAAGTCAAGAACAAGTAACATCTACTCTGGTAACTGACGAGCTTTTACTTCGACGTGATGGCTCAGCAGGTTTGAAAAAAGTAACAGTTCAAACGTTAACTGCGGGTTTTGCAACCGTGCCAGTTGGTTCAATAATTCCGTTTGCTGGCGTTACTTCTAAAATACCAAACGGTTACTTGCTGTGCGATGGAGCGGAAGTGAGTCAATCTGTGTACAGCGGATTGTTTGAAATAATAGAATATAGTTATAAACCGTCCAACTCGTTAGACGGTTTTGGAACATTTGCATTGCCAGATTTGCGAGGAAGATTTGCATTGGGTCGTGATAATATGTTTAATAATATACAAGTGAGTACTCCAGCGGGCATTTCTATATACACAGTTACTAGCCCAGCAGGACGAGTGACAAATGCGTTTGCACAATCAATCGGCGGTGTATCGGGCGCCGAAACAGTTTCCATAACTACTACTAACCTTCCTGAACATAGACATTCGAACAGGGGCTTGGCAAATAATCAATATTTTGGAGTAAGAAATGTTCCAGGCGAGCCTGATGATGGCGACGCATTCCCTGGCCCAGGTGGTCAAGCGGCCGGCCAAGCACAATATTTGTCGAACAGTGGCGGAGTTATATCTGACACAACTCCCCACCAACAAGAATTGCTTAATATTATGAATCCTTATTTGGCTGTTAATTATATCATATTCACTGGAGTAACAGCATAATGAGTTATACTATATTAAAAAGCAATGGCGAAACATTGACCCAGGTAATTGACGGCCAAGTCGATCAAACCACAACAGATTTAACATTGATTGGAAAAAATGCGGCAAGTTACGGAACATTTTTTAATGAAAATCTTGTATTTTTACTAGAAAATTTTGCAAACACCGATGCTCCAAATAATCCTATTATTGGGCAGTTATGGTATGACACTAGTACAGGCCGTTTGAAAGTTTATGACGGAAATTTGTTTAGAGTATCAGGCGGGGCAATTGTGTCAAATGCTATCCCATCACAACTTGCGACCGGAGACATGTGGATTGATAGTAAAAATCAACAATTGTATTTTAATGACGGTGTTGCAAACATACTGGCAGGCCCGATATATACACAAAGTCAAGGATTATCTGGATTTCAAACCGGTTCTATTATTGATATCTATAGTGTGGCCCACACAGTTTTGTTTTTATATTTGAAAAAAACCTTAATTGGAATCTTCAGTCTAGATGAATTTACTCCAAATTCTCCTGTAGCTGGATTTTCTGGAATAATCGGTGTAGGTTTTAATGCCAGTAGTCTTCCAGGTATTACATTTAATGTGCAATCTAAGTCAGCAACAATTTTAATTGCGGCAGACGGCACTAGTAAAACAGCCGAAAACTTTTTAAATACAGGTATTGCAGGTGTTGGTGCGGCTGACTACAAACAAATAACTACCAGCCAATTAGTAATTGCAAACTCTAAACCGTTGACGTTGGGACTTGCACAGAACAGCACAATTGAAGTGGATACTGGAACATTTAGCTTAAATGCTAAAACTATTGGACAAAATTTTGTAATTGCAGTCAATCCCAACGGTGCAAATACCCCTGCGGTGTTTGTGAAGAGTGCTTCACAACAAGTAGGTATATTCACAACAAATCCACTTGCAACTTTGGACGTTAACGGAAATGCAATTGTTAGAGGAAATTTAACTTTATCCGGAACTTCTTTGATTATTAATACTTCATTAGTTCCAGCAAGCGCAACAGCAGATGGCCTTCCTGGGCAAATAGCTTGGGGGTCAAGTTTTGTTTATATCTGCGTGGGAGTAAACACATGGAAAAGAGCGGCACTTAGCAGTTGGTAACACTAGCTTATAACGATAAATATTAGGAACGAGGAATAACTGATGTCATACACCATTAATCGATACAACGGAACACAAATAACTGTGGTTGCCGACGGAACAATAGATAGCACATTATCAATTAAAATGATTGGTAAAAATTATGCTGGCTATGGCGAATTACAAAATGAAAATTTTGTATTTTTATTAGAAAACTTTAGCGGCGCAAACAGCCCCAATAACCCGCTTTCGGGACAAATTTGGTTTGATAGTGCCAATAGTAAATTAAAATTCTTTGACGGTAGCAAATATCGTGTAGCAAGTGGTGCCGAATCAAGTGCTACTGCACCAGTAGGGTTAACTCCTGGCGAATTTTGGTATGATACTGCAAACAAACAAATTTATGTTTGGAATGGAACAACATTTACACTAGTTGGACCCCAAAGTGTTGCAGGCGCCGGCACTACTCAGATGCAAAGTATCAGCGTATTAGATGATGTTGGAGCAAGCCACTCAGTTATCCAAGCAGTAACTAACGGCCAGGTAATGTATATTGTTAGTGCAGACGAGTTTATACTTAGCACTAGTTTAAATCCAATTACTGGTTTTACAAAAATTGGTAAGGGTATCACACTAGTTAACAGTACTATCGGTAGTGTGCTTGGAAGAACCAGCACCACCGACCAAAGATTTTGGGGAACAGCAAGCGACTCGGATAAATTAGGCGGCATTGCGTCCAGCGAATATTTAAGAGCCAACACAACAAGTTTTGCAACTCCTATTAATTTTAGTAACGCTGGATATACAGTTGGAGCTCTTAGAGATTTGGAAGTTAAGATTACTGGAAGCACTCCAACTATTGCAAACGTATTAAGTAATACAATTACTTTTTTAACAACAGTAGCAGGCGTTACCAGAAATCCATTATCTTTAGTAGGCACAGATTTGATCCCAGGAGACACTAATATTTCAAGTATTGGATCTCCAACCAAAATTTATAACACAATTTATGCGGCATCATTTAGCGGCATTGCAAGTCAGGCCAATCAGATTTTAGAAACAGTTAGCGGTTTATATCGTTCAGGTAATACTGGTGCGGCCGCAAGTACTGTAGCAGTTCGAGATGCCAGCGCAGACATTTATGCCAACGTGTTTCAAGGTATTGCTAGCTCAGCAGACTACGCTGACTTGGCCGAAAAATATCTAGCAGATGCAGAGTATCTTGTTGGAACAGTTGTGACAATTGGCGGCGAAAAAGAAGTAACTGCATGTACAGTTGGCGACAGAGCAATTGGTATTGTTAGTGCAAATCCGGCTTACATGATGAACAGCGGTTTAGAAGGCGGCACTTATATTGCATTGAAAGGTCGTGTGCCGTGCAAAGTAGTTGGACAAGTTAAAAAAGGCCAACGTTTAGTAGCTGGAACCAACGGCGCGGCACAGGTAGCTTACAACAGCAGTTCAGATGTGTTTGCAATTGCACTGGGTACCAGTAACGAGCCCGGCGAAAAAACTATTGAAGTTTTAGTACTATAAAGGAATTATTATGCCTGGTGTAGGTCAAAAAATATTAGCTTCGGACTTTAATGCTGTTCAGACTTTTGCTCAAAATGTATTGGGAGTTGGTTCCGGACAATACGGATTTGGTCAACTAGTTGCTAGTACGCAAGTAAGGGTAGGAGATCCATTTCTATTACAGGATTGGATTAATTTACGTACTGATTTATTAAAAATTGGCGCCCATCAAACCGGCTCTGCGACCGAAGGTTCACTGTTAACTATTCCTGGTAATTTGGATCCACGCAGTGTCAATAGTTTTATTAGTATATCAGGCTCGGGCCCTTACTTGGTAACGTTTGGATTTACAGCCACACCCGGCAATATTATACCTTCCGTTGGCGCACCTTATAAAATTCAAGGATCTGCAAACGCAAATTACAATGGTGTTTATTTGTCAACTGCAAGTACTCCCAGCACAATTACATTAAGTTATAACAATAACCCCGGAACTTACAGCACAGTGAAACCTGTAAAAATTAGTAGTGTGTTAACAGATGCGGTAAGAGCTCAGTATCTATCCTATGCGCAAAATGCATACCTTAATGCGTATAATCCAACGGTTACTATTACAGGAACAACCAACGCCACTACTACTATGAGCAGTGCAAATGCTTCAATTCTGATGCTGGGTGCTACTATTATTGGATCTGGAATTTCAGCAACTACTACAGTCACAGCAGTTTTGCCTGGCACAAGTCTTACATTGAGCAATGCGGCCGGTACTAGCATATCAGGCGGCACGTTTACACTTACACTATTATCTGGAGTTAAAGTAGTAGCTGGTAACCAACTGAGTACAGAGCCCATTACTTCTGTTACAAGAACAACAGCATGGAACGGAAATATACAGGCCACAGCAACTATCACTTTTCCATCACGTGATGGCGCTAGAGCATTCTTCAATAGTGGCAGTGCTTTTGAATTCTCTCCGTCACTAACTGGTTCTTTTGGATCAGGATCAGTTTTAAAAGATCAAACATGGCAAGTTATGTTTAGCCAAATCAACAAGATTGCTTTTAGAGCCAATGACTGTATTCAAACTCCTACAGATTATTCTCCAACTCCTAGTACTCATTACCCAATTGGGTATTTTGGGTTGACCACATCTGATAGATTAGTTTTTAGTAAACAAGCACCGAGCGGCGCATATTCCGCCAACGTATTAAATGTGTTTGCCCGTCTGGATGCCACAGGCACAATTTTAACAATCATTATCAGATTCCAAGATGATGCCAGTGCGGCTCCTCCTTACGGAATTGATGAAAACGTTGACGGTATATTAACTATTGATATTTCAGCGACCCGTGCAAGTGGTGCAAATGTATCTGTAATTACTCCGCCGGTCAACGTAACATCAATAGCATAATTTATTTTTGCAAGTTGTCTACAAAGACTATATAAAAGAAAGAGGTAAACGTGGCAACATTAGGTCCAGGATTAGGTAATGTTATATCTGCAAACACACTTGGGGATTATAACACAATTCAAGCCGCAGTAGCAAAAGTACTGGGGGCTCCAACCGACTCAACACCACGATTTGGATATAATCAATCAGTTTCCAGTAGTCAAGTTTCTGTTGGTAATAAAGTAACACTAAGTCATTGGCTAAACCTACGAACAGATGCCATCAAAGCTCGCGGCCATCAATCAGGTTCAGGTTCTGAATCCAATAACATTTCTGTCCCAACCAGTGCTGTTTTAATTAGAGAAGCATTACGTTTGGAATATTTCGATTATGCAGTCACATTAAACACTTATCGTGATACTCTTGGTACCGGCCAATTCACAATTGACACTGCAAACACATCACATCGACTGGATGATTGGAATGGAAATCTTGTTAACACTATCACTATGAACTTTGGTGATGTTCCAACCATCAGAGCATTTTTCAACGCAGGCGGCATAGTAAAATTTAATGTGGGCATGACAGGTACTTTTAATAGCTTTAGTACAGTAAAAGACAACACATGGGTAACTATGTTTAGTCAGATGGGTACTATTTCAATGGATCGTACTAGTACATATCTCGATGCTGGCAGTACTGGAACTCCTTCAACTGGTATCGGTTATTTTAATTTAACCAACACTGATCAAACTATTTTTATCAAAGCCGCGCCCGCAGGTGCTTATGCGGGAAACGAATTTAGAATACTTGCAAAAATATCAGGCGGCACGGTAATTTTTACAATTCAGTATAATGACATTAGCCTTGGCTCCGGCGGCCCTAACTTTCCGGGCACAAGTGCAGGCACACCAGGCGGTATAAACGATGAATACATCGACGGCCAAATAACTCAAACAGTGGTAATCCACAGACCCAGCGGCAGTTATGTTAGTATAGCTTCACCGACCACTTCACTAACTGGCGATTTTCAAAATGCCAGCGGAGCAGTATATGGTTTAGTGGCCAGCAACTATGTGGTGAACGAAGGTAGCAGTGTAGTGGTCACACTCAACACTAGAAACGTTCCAAACGGTACATTTGTAACTTATCAATGCACTGGTAATATCAATTACACAGTTAATGGCATTACAAATTCAAGATTCAGCGCAGGCTCCACAGACAGCTATTTCACAATTAATAACAACACTGCTCAAATTGCATTCACAGTGGCCAACAATTTGTTCACTGACGGCGACACCAGTTTTAACGTTGTTCTTTATAATGGATTAGCAAGCACGACAATTTTCATCAACGACACTTCAAAAACTCCAACAGGCACACAGTTGTTCACCGCAGTTGGTAATCAACAATGGACCGCACCAGCAGGTGTTAGAACAGTCAGTGTGATTATTTTGGGTGGCGGCGGCGGTGGCGGTAATCATGCAGGCGGTGGTGGTGGCGCTGGACAGTATAGGCTACTAACTACCAATGTCTTACCTGGCCAGGCTTATGGTATAACTGTGGGTGGCGGCGGCTCCAACGGCGGCGGCGCAGGCGGGCTTTCAAGTTTTGGCGGTAACAACTCAGGCGGCGGCAGTGCCGGCGGCAACGGCTCAACCAGTGGCACCGGCACAAGTGGAACTCATAATGGTGGTGCTGGCGGAACTTCTGGCAACGGCTTCGGTGGCGGAGCCAGCTTTAATAACTCTGGCAATCAGTTTTTAAATGCAGGTGGTGGTGGTGGTGGCGCTGGTGGAGCTGGTAGTGCTGGCTCAAATACTGCTGGCACAGGCTATGATGGCGGCACTGGCGGTATAGGAGTTGCTTATTCATTCTATCCTAGCGTAACTGGTCTCATAACATATTATGCGGCAGGTGGAGGTGGAGGTGGAGCCGCAGGTGTAGGCGGTTTCGGAACTTACAGTGCTGGCAATGGCGGCTCTGCCGCTGTTGGTACAGGCGCAGCCGCAAATACTGGCTCGGGTGGCGGAGGTGGCGGAGCCAGTATAAGTGGCGGCACTATATTCACACGTACACAAACTTCTCAAGCTGGCGGCCTTGGCGGCTCTGGACTTGTCTGGGTTGGCTGGCCCTAAAATCTCAATCAGAATCTATTGACATGATAACTACTAGAGTGTATACTACACACTCAGTGGAGTCATTATGGACGAACGAATAGAAAAAGCATTTGAAGTGGCCAATTATATGGCTACACTTTCAAATCAAAGACGAGTCATTCTTGAAGAATACAATCAAAAATTAGTATACTATATTAACGGCGCAACCTTTCGTGTTGATTATAATTTAATTAACTTTGCCAAAAATTTAGTAGACATGGAGCATACTGAAAATATTGCATTTGTGGATGCAAATAATCAGCCAGTGATCATTGCTGATGTACAAGATTTTCTTGACAATTTGATATCTGTATATTTTGAAGCGGTGAACGAATATCAAACTAAATTTGCTGAAATTAAGAAAAAACGCAATGTAAAAGATCTTGTTGAACTATGACAACTGGTTGCTTGATTTTTGCTCAAAACACAGTTGGTGTAGACTATGTCAAACTGGCATTGTTTGCGGCTAGACGTGTCAAAGAACATTTGAATATTCCAGTAAGCCTTGCTACTGACAGTCAAGCCTGGCTAGAGTTTTATCCTGAACACACTGAAGTGTTTGATAAAATAATTCCTATCCAAGGAAATACAACTCAGCAAAAAAAGTTTTATGATGGATCTCTGGCCTACAAACTGGCCGAATGGAAAAATTTAACCCGTAATCAAGCATACGATATTACTCCGTATGATCGTACACTGGTAATCGACAGCGACTATATCATCAACAGTAACACACTGGAAAAAGCATTAAAAAATGATTATAGTTTTCAGATATTTCGTAAAAGTTTTGATTTAGCTGGATGGCGAGATGACAGTAGTTTTATGCGTATTAATCAATACAGTGTTCCTTTCTATTGGGGAACTGTGTTTATATTTGAAAAAACAGCCAGCACACGCAGTTTGTTTGATCTTATAGAATACATAAAACTCAACTGGGAATATTTTAGAATTATCTATAAAATTGATAGTCCAACATTTCGTAACGATTTTGCTTTTAGTATTGCCATACACGTTATGAACGGCAGTACAGAAGGAGATTTTGCGCACGAGCTTCCTGGACTAATGACCTATGTGTTGGATAGAGATATCATGGTTGATATGAAAGAAAACAAGATGAAATTTCTTGTTGAAAAAGCACACTACCCTGGTGAATACACATTGGTAAGTACCAATGCAACAGATGTACATGTTATGAATAAACAAAGTTTAACACGATATATAGACGGAGATCATGATGTCTAAAGGGTTTGTAGTTTTAGCAAAAAACACAGACGATACAGATTACGTCAAACAAGCCTATGTGCTGGCGCTGAGTATACATGCAACTCAAACAGAAACAGCCATTAGCATTATTACTAATGATAATGTTCCGGAAGAATACCAAGAAGTGTTTGATCAAATCATTCCAATACCGTGGGAAGATCAAATTTCGTCAAGGTACGTAGCAGAACATCGTTGGAAAATATACCACGTAACTCCTTACGATGAAACAATTGTGCTAGATACAGATATGATATTTTTGCAAGACATCAATGATTGGTGGTGGTACTGTCAAGATCACGAGTTATTATTTTGTACATCTGCACTTGATTATAAAGGCGATGCTATTGAAAATAGCATATACAGAAAAACTTTTACAGCAAACGATTTGCCAAGTCCTTATTTTGCATTGCATTATTTTAAAAAATCACAACGTGCAGAATATTTTTACAAAACACTAGAATTTGTGGTTAACAACTGGGCATGGTGCTATGGCAAATTGGCCAGCGAGCATTATCAAAATTGGTTAAGTATGGATCTATCAGCGGCCATTGCTGTGGAGTTGTGCGGTTATCACAGTTCTGTAGACGTGTGTAGTCCATTAAAATTTGTACATATGAAAGCAGGAGTACAAGGGTGGCACCCGGTACCGTCAAGTTGGCGAAACACAATTCCATATTCTTATACTAAAGCTGGAAACTTAACAGTTGGCAATATACGCCAGCATCATTTGTTTCATTATGTGGAAAATGATTTTCTGGATATTGATATAATTAAAAAATTAAAGAAGCTATCAAATGGATGAAGAAGAATTTTTAACAGCTGAACAACTTCAAGCACTATTAGATGTAAAATATGTGTTTACTTATTTTGTGTATTTTGAAAAAGATACAGGGAACATTTTGGCACTGTCTAATGAAAAGTTAGATTATGAAAATTTTGTAGAAGTAGAGTTTGCAGAAATTGAAAAGTTTTTTAATGGCACTGAAAATTTTATTAATTTTAAAATAGCATTTGACAATGACGGATCGATTAAATTTGTAAATAAAAATCAAGGCGATTTAATTTTTAAAACTAATATAATTGAAAACATAAGATTAAGCGATAGAGAAACTATACTTACAGTTGAATGGTCCAAAGATGGTTGGAAATTTATAATGAATGAACTATTTCTTCAGCATCCACGGGCAAAAAGTTTAAATGCAAAACTTCATTTTTTCATAACAAATGACAGTAACATAAATTTATTAATACGNCAATTGGAAGTNCAACTGCGTAATTTAATAGGCAATGGCCACGTATTGGTACCATTTATAAATGACAAAGAAAAAGATATTGAAAACATATCAATGTTCACTTTACCGTTTTTTGAAAGTTACGGGATGAGAATTAAAAATGATTAAAGTAATAGATCAAGACATCGTCTTCCTCAGCTATGATGAACCAAATGCTGAAAAAAATTACGCAGACTTGCTGACAAAAGCACCGTGGGCAAAACGTGTGCATGGAGTTAAAGGTTCAGATGCCGCACATAAAGCCTGCGCCAAACTAAGCGAAACAGAATACTTTATTACTGTGGATGCTGACAACATTGTTGATCCAAAATTCCTCGAAGTTGAAGTGGATATAGACGCATTGGGATTAACAGCAGATCATGTGTTTAGTTGGTGTGGGCGTGTTCATGTTAACGGCTTAGAGTACGGCAATGGTGGCTTAAAAATGTGGACACGTAAATTTGTAAACGAGATGAAAACACATGAAAATTCAGATCCTGATGATGTAAAAGGATTAGTTGAATTTTGTTTCAACGACCTGTATTATCAATTCAACGAAAATTATAGCGAGAGCTTTACTAATGCAACTCCTTTCCAAGCATGGAGAGCAGGATTCCGTGAAGGCGTAAAGATGAGCTTAGACCAGGGCGCAAAAGTAAAAGATCTACGTGGTATATGGTGGCAAAATTATCAGCGTTTATTAATATGGTGCAACATAGGTGCTGATGTAAAGAACGGTGTATGGTCGATATACGGCGCTAGAGAAGGCGCATATCTTACCAATTGCACAGATTGGGATTATGCCAGTGTACGTGACTTTGATTGGCTTACCAATGAATGGGAAACCAAATATAGCAAGATTACTGATAAAATGTTGCCCTACGAAATAATGGGATTAGGTGAAACACTCAAACATGAATGCAAACTAGAAGTAGGCGAAATGGATTCTACCGCTAGTGAATTTTTCAAACGTGTGTATGTTAATACTCCTAGAATCATAAAGAACCGTCAATAATGTACGATATTGTGTTTATCAGCTATAACGAGCTTAATGCAGAAGAAAACTACAATAGACTGTCATCTAGGTTTTCGTCACCTATTTTGAAGAGAATAACCGGGGTTGCAGGCATACACAATGCACATATTGCGGCCGCAAAAAAGGCCATGACAAAAATGTTTTGGGTAGTGGATGGAGATGCTGAAGTACTAGATACCTTTAATTTTAGCTATCAAGTACCCAACACTGAATTGGATTATGTACACGTTTGGCGCAGTCAAAACCCAGTTAACGGACTGGTGTATGGCAACGGTGGAGTTAAATTATTACCACGAAAATTAACAATGAATATGGATAGTAGCCGCATAGATATGACAACCAGTATCAGCACATTGTTCAAACCCATGCCTGAAATAGCCAACATCACAGCATTTAACACAGATCCATTCAGCACATGGCGCAGTGCCTTTAGAGAATGCGTCAAATTATCCAGTAGTAGCATTGAGCGCCAGAATGATATTGAAACACAGCAACGACTAGATACTTGGTGTATGCTCAACGAAGGTGTGCCGTATGGGTTTTATGCCTATTCAGGCGCACTCGCCGGCCGAGCTTACGGAGAAAATAATGCCTCCAATAAGGAGGCATTAAGTAAGATAAATGACTTTACTTGGCTAGAAGTTCTGTGGCTAGCGGAAAAATCTCAGCTATCACTTTAGCGCAAGCAATGGCAACTTCCTGGTGCTCTTTCTGTGTGCCATTAGCACTACGCAATTCAATAAAGTGAATCCAGCTACGCAGTGTTCCATTCATATATAAACGACTTTCTGTAAGGCCTTCTGGCAACACAGCACGAGCTTGTTCTTTTGCTATGCCATTAGCGATAGCCCATTCGTATTCACGTTTGGCCGCATAGATGACTCGTTGTTGAGCTCTGTACCATTCGTTTTGTAACAGTTGATCATCGACGTCGACACTGTTTTGTCTGTTCTTTGGATCTTGCAACCGTGCTTCTCTACATACAAACGACAGGTCTTTAGTAGGGTCAGCATATCGCTGACTGAACTCTTGGAA